ACTCGCCGCCTCTCAATCGGGCGACTACCTCTACGGCAAGAGCACTGATGTTTCGACGCTCCAACTCGACAAGTCGCAGGACTTCTCTGTCATCCGCACGGTGGCCGAGAACATCGAAGCGCGGGTCAACACCGCCTTCCTGATCCAGCAGTTCCGCAACGCGGAGCGCGTCACCGCCGAGGAAGTCCGTCTGGCGTCCGAGGAATTGGAGAACACGCTGGGCGGAACCTACTCGGTCCTGTCGGCCGAACTCCAATACGCCATCGCATCGCGACTGCTCTACATCGCCGCCTCCGAACGGATGATCCCCAAGCTGCCGAACGGCATCAAGCCGAAGGTTCTCACGGGCCTCGCGGCCTTGGGCGCCGCAGCCGAAGTGAACCGAGTCCGCATGTGGGCGAACGACGCCATCGGCATCTTTGGCCAGCAAGCCTTCGCTGCCGCCGTCGATGTCCCAGCGCTGCTCAACAAACTCGGCGTCGAACACGGCGTCACCGATCTCAAGACGCTGCTCAAATCGCCGGAACAGATGGCGCAGGAACAGCAGCAAGCCGCCATGGCGCAGACCGCTCAAGCGGCGGCGCCCGGCTTTGTGGACGCCGCCATGAAGGCCGCGACCGACGACCCCCAACAAGGAAATGAATGATCTCCACCGAACAGACGGCTGAACAGGCCGCAGAACTTCCGGCGTCCGCCTACCCCGAGGGCGTTGACCCCTCGACTTATCTCTCATCGCTCAAGGGCGAGACGCCGGAAACCGCATCGACCGAGGGCCAGCGGCCCGCCCACATCCCCGAAAAGTTCTGGGATGAGGCGACGAAGACCGTCCGTGTCGATGATCTGGTGAAGTCCTACGCCGAGCTTGAAACCAAGCAGCGCGCCCCGAAAGCGGAGCCTGACAAGGTGGACGGTCTGACGATCCCCAAGCCCGAGGTCGTCCCGGCCGAAGGCGAAACCAATCCCTTCGTTGCAGCGCTCGAAACCTTCGAAGCCCGCTACACCGAGACGGAAGGCAAGCTGACCGAGGACGATGTGAAAGCACTCGTCGAAGTTGGACTGCCGCAGAAATATATCGACAACTATCTGGCTGGTCTGGAGGCTCTGCAAGAGCGTCAGATGCAGCAGGTGTTCGCTGTCACAGGCGGTGAGGAAAAGCTTGGAGCCGCCCTTCAGTGGGCCGCAACCGGCCTGACCGCAGCCGAGATCGACAGCTACGATTCCCTCGTCACCAACCCCAAGACCGCCACACAGGCCGTCGAATGGCTGATGTCGAAATACAATGCGACCGCACCAGCGGAAGGCTCGTTCATCGAAGCCGAACCCGGTGCAGCCGTAGGCGACGTGTTCCGCTCCAAGGCGGAATTCCAAGCCGCACTCCAAGATGACCGCTACTTCAAAGGCGACCGTGCATACCGCGCGACCGTCGAAGAGAAGCTTGCCCGCTCCAAAGCGGCTGGGGTCTTCTGATCCGTAAGACCTAGCCGCCAGTCCCCACGGGACAGGACGCCGGGCCGCGATGCTCAACGCGCAAAAATGAAGCTGACCGTCCTCGGACGGGCGGCCGGTGCGAACCCGGCCCAATCCTTTCTCCCACATTCAAAGCGGATTTCCCGGCTGCGATGAGGCCGGGCTACGCCCGCACAACCTCGCGCCAGACGGCCTCCGATTGATCGACGGGAATCCAAACCCTTTCAATCAACCAAGGAGCCAAATGGCTAACTCTATTCCTTCCGTTCCGGGCTTTAAGCCGGGCGGCACCGCAGGTAACAAAGACCTGTATCTCGACCTCGCCGGTGGCGAAGTCCAAGCCGCATACCAGCGCGCTACCATCATGCGCGAACGCCACCGCGTGTTCGACCTCAACGGCGGTAAGTCGCTGCGCTTCCCGCGCGTCGGCCGTGCATCGGCTGGCTACCACGTCCCCGGCACTGAACTCGTCGGCGGCCAAATCCAGAACGACGAAATCGTCCTGACCTCGGACGACGCTCTCGTCTCCGACCTGTTCCTCGCGAACCTCGACGAGATCATGTCGAACTTCTCCGTCCGCTCCGAGTGGATGAAGGAGATGGGCAACGTC